AACCGCAGTAGGCGTTCCTGTCGTTATATCTGCGGCCTCAACAGACCAAGTAGTGCCGCCAGAGTCCGTGTCAAGACGAACTAAATCTGTTGCTGCAACTGCTGCACCTAAGTAGCTGGGCTGTCCTGTATCCTCTGCATCAACCGCATAAGAGTTTGTTAGTGGCGCGTTGTCGGGCGCGGCAGAGCTTACGTTAGTCAACGTAATTGAAGGGCTACTATCGTCAGTAAAATGGTCAAAACGTATTTCGCGCTGACCGGACCCAGTGGAGCTATCAAAGAAGAATGCAATTTGTTCAGTAGAGGATCGCGTAAATTTACCGCGTCCGAGGGCATTCTCTATGGAGGCGGCTTGCGTTCGTTGCGTTCTTAAAGTGTTAGTGCTGGATAGGGCACGAAGATAGAAATCAAGATCGGTGTCCCTATTATAGCCAAAGTGGCACTGGTCACTCGACCCCATGACAATCTGCGGATACAGATAGTTGTCATTCTTCCCACCCGTCGAGGCGACAACCACCCCGTTCGTCCAGCTACCACTTTCACGGCGAGAGTAAGCAATCTCCTGATAGGTGCCGCCCATCGTGGACGGGTTCTCACCGTGATAGACAACGACAACATCCCCATCAGAACGACGGGCAATGTCTACGTTGGTAGAGTCGGGGGAGTCTGTTGGGGAGTAAAGCGACGTGACGCTTCCAGCAGTGTCGGTGGACATACTGAACTCAAAATGCCCGACCTCCCAAGCGTTAGCGCCGGAATCCCCGTTGGTCTGAAATGCAACGTGGATTGTGTCGCCGTCTTGAGAACACGAAATTGCCGCAATAGTCGCAGTGTTACTAAAGCCTGCAAAAATGTTGATTTGGCTGAACGCGCTTGTCGGGTCGGTTGCCTTGTAAGCCTGAATGCGGCCTACCGTGTTGCCGTCCCGTGCAATAAAATACACATTCCCGCCGCTCGAAATGAACGGGCCAAGACTGCCGATGCTGACACTTGGAAAGGTGGCGTCGGTTATGCTTACAGGAAGCGCCACTTAGACAGCCCCATCCGCGCGCTGATAGCTTCCATCGGTAGCCATGACGTAGTGATTTCCATAACCCCGATCGGTCAGGTAGATACCCCATTCCTCTCGCGTCTTAGAGATATAGCCCAAGTCGGTGCGTGGCGTGTATTCGATCAGGTGAATGACCGCACAAGCAGGGTTCGGGCGGGTCTTCTCAACGTAGTCAAGGAAATTGTCAATCTCGGCTTCTGTAGAGAGAGCATCCAGTGTGATCTCGGTGACAAGAGCATCTACGTTACCCCCCAGAGTAGTCCTGATTTCCCTACGCTGACCATTAGTCGAGAGGTCGTTATCCAAGGTAGTCGTAGTCCCCCTAACCCCATCTGGACGAAGCCAATACGCCCATGCCTCGGCGTTTGTCAGTGTTCGGGAATAGTCATTCGGATCAACGAGAAAATTGATATTGTCTGGGTCGAAGCCGTCATCAATCAGGTATTGCCGCAGGTCGGCTTCCTCGCTTGTCGCAAGCGTGTTGATGACGTGCGGCGAGGTTTCTACGTTGATGATATTCAGCGTGGGATCTATTTCAAGCAGGAGTTCGGCAGTCCAGCCAAAGCCGCCGCCGATGATTGCGATGTCGGAAAGCTGTGCCCAGCCGGGGCCTGCCGTAAGCGCGGTGACATGCCGCTTGAGTCTAGCAAACGGCCCTTGCGTCTGCACGAACCAGTTGTAGTGGTGGCGCGGGATGCGAGACTGATCCCGCACCCCATGATCCCACGCTCGCACGCTGTATTGTGCGTCGTAGGTTGCCTTGTCGTATACAGGCGCCATTTACGACGCCGGAACGGTGACAGTCCAAGACGTGATAGAAACGGTAGAACCTGCGCCGATTGTCGTGGACGACAGGTCGATGTCGCCGGAACCGGAGCCAACCGTGCCTTGCCAAACGGCCAGCGAGTTGCTGTCGAACACAGTGAAGGCAGTCGCCGTGCCACCTGCGGCGTTGGTGTCGTCGGTCATAGCCGAGGCCAACGAAGCCACCCCATTCGTCGCAGCGCCAAAAGCCGGGTCGGCAAAAGTGATCGTAGCAATTTCGTTCGTGCCCGCGACAAGAGATGCCGCCGACTTGATTTCACAAGTCCCTGCGCCCGCGCCAGCGTCCACAAGGTCAACCATTGCATCGCACATAGCGCTGCGAACGTTGTTAGGAAGTGTCAGTGCCATTTAGGAGTTCCTTTCATCATATTCCAAACAGGCGGTGGAAAATTCATCCATGCTCATTGCATTGATGATTGAGGGGTGGAGGGCCCGCGGATCTCCGTCAACAACCGGCTTCCCGTTTGCGTCCCTTACGAGGGCCTTTACAGTGATCTGCGGCCTAGGTGATCCCTGAGTGGTCATTATTATTCTCCCTTGTTTTCCGGCGCGGCCTTCGAGGCTTTTCTTTTCGGCGCCTTTTTCGGTTTGTCTGCCGCCCCTGCCGCAATCGCAGCCTCAGCGGTGTCGCCGCTTACCCGATCCCCCTCAAAGAACCATTTATTCTGGAACATGAAGGGCGCGGTGATTTTGACGTCAGGCATGTTAATCTCCTATGGGGGTGGAGGGGCCGCGAAGCCCCTCCAATTAGCTTAGGTTGCGGCCACCGAAGTGCCCACCGAAGAGGCGGTCGGCATCTGGGCGCCCTTGTGCAGGATAGCGATAACCGAAACATCGGCTGCGGTGCCGGTCGTGCCGGTTCCCTGCAGGCGGGCATAGCGGGCATTCCCGGCATAGCCGATAAACCCGGAAACCGAGTCATCTGCCGTATCGGAAGTTTCCGTCAACTCCGTTTCAAGCCCGATGATTTCCGAGTCCGCGACCGCAGTGGCCCCGGCGTCAGTCGTATCATCGTTTTCCTGCATTTCGAAGCTGTAGCCGGCGGCCGTCCCTGCATCAGTGATGGTATTGCTCACCACCATGAAAGTGCAGGTATCGAACCCTTTCGTATCCACCCAATCAGACGCTGCCGGGGTAGCGCCCGCCAGTGACAGATTTCCAAGGTGGACAATCTGAACGTTATTTTTGAGATCGCGCTGAGGCATTTCTCATTTCTCCTTTCTTGGATTAGGCCTGGAACGCCATCAGCTTGATAGCGTCGAAGTCGATGACATCTCCGCCAACCCGCTTGGTGGTGTAGAGTTTGACGTAAGGCTTCGCGGTGTAGGGATCACGAAGAACCCGCACGCCCTGACGATCCACGATCTGGTAGCCCGCTGCCCAATCGCCAAAAGCGATGGCCAGTGCGCCGGTCGTAGTATAGTCAGGCATGTCCTCGAAGTCGGCGACGGCGTAGCCGGCGAGCGTTGCCGGTTCACCTGCTTGGAAGGAAGGCTGCCACAGGAAGTTGTTATCGCCGTCCTTCAGTTTGCGGACCGCGCCCAGCGTAGTCCGGTTCATGGCCCAGACGCCGTTAGCCCGATACCGTGCTTTCATGCCGTAGACGAGATCCATGAAAACATCACCGGCATTCGGGGAGGCTGCGAAGCCGCCATTCACGCCAGTATCGAACTGCTCGACTGCGCCAATCTGCGACACACCGGCTGCGGTGAAGTCACCGTAGTCCAGAAAACCGCGAGGTTTGCCGATGCCGTTGCCAGAGACGAACGCGGTATTTTCGGTCCGCGCCAGCTTATCGGCAACTTTCGCCGCAAGCCAGGCCTCCATGTCGATCGCGGCATCATCGAGAAGTTTCTGCGTCGCACGAGGCTCCGCATACTGCTCGTGAACCGGGATGCGCCAAACGTCGAGTTGCGGTGTTGCAGTTTCCGTCCGAGCGCCCGTTTCCGATACCCAGCCGGAAGCCGCCTCGTCAACATCATGGATGCCTTCGAGCGCGTCGGTGGAGATCAGTTGCACGGATGCGTAAGAACGGACCGGCGAGGTTTCGAACAAGCGCGTGACAATGCGGCCTGACATATCCGGGTAGACCACGTAGCCGCCATCGGGATCAGAGCCGACCGAGAGGGCCTTAGACTCGTCGCCGGACAGCACCTTGTCGTCCTTGCGGATATAGCGGAGGAACGCGGCTTTGTATTCCGCTACCTGTTCGTGGCCGTAGTCAGCGATATCCTCGCCCTTGCGGCGCATGTTCAGCTTAGCCCAATTAAGGGCTTTGGCATCGAGTTCATCTTCATCGACCTGCTGTCCGTCCACGAAGATCGTCTTGCGACGCTGCTGCGTGTAGAGTTTGTCGATGAGTTCCTGCTTCTCGTTCAGATCTTCCGTGATCTTCTCGAGGCGCTCCGTCAGAAGCGGGTCAACCGCATTCCGCAGCTTTTTCTCGAGGGCCTCTTCGGACACGCTGTCCTTGAAGGTCTCGAAGTTCTTTTTGACCTCAGCGACCGCCTCAGTGACGGCAGTAAGGTCCAGATCGTCTTTAGGCATTGATTATCTCCTTAAGCCCGTTGACTTCATTGAGCAATCTTTCGATTGCGGCCTTTGCCTCTGCCTCGTCACCGTCCCGGTGATCTTGCGTTAGGCGATTTGTTGCCTCCTCGAAGCCGTGCAGGCTTACAAGTTTGGCAAAAGTGCCGGGAACCCCTGCTTTACGCAGTAGGCGCTCGACATCGCGAGGGGTTTGGAGCTGCTTCACGTCAGTCACCGTCGCCTCAGCGTTCATCGGGAAAGTTACGACTGATACTTCCCAAAGTTCGATTTCCTTTAGCTTACGAACACGGCCATTGTCGCTCGTTTCGTAATCGTAGTCAAGTGCTTTATATCCGATGGAAAGACCGTCCAGCGCACCTGCTTTCATAAGCGCGTGAACTTCCTTAGCTTTGCCGATGTCCGTAAGGAGGCGGCCCTCGAGTTTCAGGCCGCGGTCGTCAGACTTCATCGCATCCCAGACGCCGATCACGTTAGCCGGATCGTGTTGCCACAGCATCTTAGGCTTTTTCCCGGACTGGAATTTTTCCAGCGCGCCTTTGAAAGCGCCGGGCATGATAGTATCCCCGCCCCGGTCTACGTTATTGTAGACTGAACCGTAGCCGGAGAAGTGGCCCGCCTCAGAGACTTCCTTTAGTTCAAAATCGGCAAATTGATATTCCATGTTTTTACTCCTGCCGCCGAAAGGTTTGAATGCACCTGCAGTTAATGACGTTACCCGCCGAGCCAGACGGATCGCCTGGATATTGCAGACGTTCTACGCCTCCCGCGCTAGTTGGAACTTGAAAGGCCCGCAGCAGGGACACTTCCTGTCCATTCATTATTAGATGGTCGAAGTTGTTTTCCGGCAGCCGCCTCGTCTGCTGATCAACGGTCGTATTCCAGATTTTGTTGAGGGCGATATTGGACTGCTGGGCCAGCCGGAAGGCCGCGAACTGAGATGCCGCGTGGCTTTCAGTGCGAGTGATAAGCAAGGAGCGGAGTCCGGCGGTAGCTGGTGCGGACTCAAGCGCCGAGTTGATTACGGTGGCCGCGCTTTCGCCCCGGGCCATGCCGCCCCGGATAAGCGCCTGCGTTTGCTTTTCCGTGGTAGTAAGGATTTGGGCCGCCCGCCGGGAACCGTAGCTGGATGCGTAAGCATCGACCAGCCGCGCGACTTCGTTCTGACGGTCATCCTTATGGGTAAGTGTAGGGAAGCCCTCTTTGAAGGTATCGGCCATCAGGTTTATTTGGCCTTCGGCCGCCTGCCACCAAATCGCGGAAATAGTATTGATCAGGGGCCGCCGAAATTCAGGCGGGATCTGAAAGGCCGTAAAACCGCTTTCCGCCTGCCGCAGCATATCGACAATGGACGCGAAGAGGATTTTCTCGAGGTTCGGCGCCATGCGCGCCTCAACGGCGTCAAGCAGGGCCAGGTTCTGTTTAACCATTGCGTCCATAGCCCAACTCTTTCAAGGTTTCGTTGACTTCGCGCTCGGCCGCTTCAGTTTCGGGCCGCTGACGAGCCTGCGCGCGGACTTCAACCATAAGCATTGAGCCGAGTGGTTCCGGCACAGCCGGCAGCCCTTTCATTTGGCGGCTTTCGTTCAGTGTGATGTCGTCAGAATTATCGGCCATTTCCCACTGTTTGAGCCGCTTGTCCGCGATAGCCTCGATGCGGTCTTTATTCGGCTCAAGCCGAGCGCCGCGGAATAGCGGGGAAAGCCAGTCGTTGAGTTCGTCAACCTGATACCCGATAAAGGGAAGGATGGTGTCCTCGTAGAAGCCCAGCCGCGCCTCACGGTAGTTGGCATAGGTATTATCGCCGGGAATGTTAAGCAGGAGGGGCGGGACGCCGAAGGCCAGCGAAATATCTCGAGCGGCGCTTTCCTTAGACCGCAGGATCTCCATGTCCATCGGGGACAGACCCATAGCCTTCCAATCCATGCCGCCCTCAAGCAGCATTGGGCGGCCCGCGTTAGATGAACCGGAATACTTATTTTCGAGTTCGTTTGAGATGCGATTAAACTCTTCGTCGGAAAGGCCCGCATCTTTATCTACAACGAGAGCGCCGGACGGGCGAGCGGAGTTTTGGAGTAGGGATTGAACCCAATTCATCGCTTCATTATGCTGATCGACGGCAAAGGCGGCCGCCTCAATCGGGGACATTCCATACCAGTCATCAGTTGGGTGGAATAGCTTAGTCTGCCGAACGGGGCCATCGCCGGTAGTTTGGTCTACGGCGTAACGGATCTTTTGCTGCCCGACCTTGTAGATAAAGCCAGCGGGCAGGCCGGTTGTCCCCTCGATGATAGTCATGCGGTCAGGGCGCAGTGGCCACAACTCGGCCGGGCGGTTACGGCTGTCTAGGACCAGTTCGTCGTAGAGGTTGCCGGAAAGCAGCAGATACGAGATGCGGGCGCGCCACCATTCGGAGCCGGACTGATTTGGGTTCGGGCGGGCGACGAGATCAAGATACGGATGGTCATAGACGAGTTCCCCGGAGGGTAAACGTATCTGCCACTCGATTGAGGCCACCGCGTTAGCGATCCGGTTGATTGCAGAATACGCAATTACGTTCATCTTGTAGGCTTCGCGGGCGAACGACTCGTAATTCCGTTTAGACCACGTTGCCGGGGCTAGGTTTGAGAAATGAAGCGCCCAGCCGCGTGAGGTCTTTTGTTCGGGCGCAGTGGGAGATGAGAAGAATGGAAGTTTCACAGGAACCTCACTCGCGGCCGCGTCTTGAGACGGATCATTGGCTCAAGGGCGTAGCGCAGGGCATCAATGCAGTGGTTGTGCATATCCAGGGGTTTGGGTAGAATGTCGCCGGACAGCCGATCGACCTTATATGAATAAAGCCGGAACTCGCGGGCCGTTTCCGAGCAATCAGGATGGATTACCACGCGGTCATAAGACTTGATGTGCTCGATGCCGTCCTCAACCGAGCCTTGACCCTTTTTCGCGGCCTGCACTCGTGGCATTCCGTGATGTCGGAGATAGGAAATGCTTTCCGGCCGGGCTGAGTCCGCCCGAACTTGGTGCATGGCTATCTGGGGGATTTCACCGGCCAGGAATTGTGGCGTCTGGTCAATTTCAAGTTTCCGTTTGACGGCCTCGCGCCGAATGTAAAGGACGTTGTTGTGGATGTAGGACTGAACGGCGGCCGTCGGATCCTGACTGAAGCCGAAGTCCAGCCCATGGTAGGGGCCATGCCAATCCGGCCGGGGCTCGAACTCGTCGATCTCAAACTTATCTTTGAAGATCTGGGCGTCCGTGATGACGAGATAGGCGCCCTCCCAGATGTGGTCGTAAGTGTCTGGGCGGTTTTGCATATCGTTCAGCCGCTCTTCTTCCAGCGTGCCGGGAAACCAGGGGTTGTCTCGCCAATTAAGTTCGACTATATTTGAGTTCTCCGGAGGTGAGACCCGGAAGCGTTGGTTAGTGGGGGATTCCTCCGCCTCCGGGTTCCACGTCAACCAGATCTCGGATTTCCATACGCCATCCGGGGCCTGATCACGAACTGTAGGGATCAGCGTCCGCCACGCGGCCTCGCTTACCGCCTCGGCTTCATCAATCCACGCGCGGAGGATGCGGGCCTTCGATTTGATGCCCTGGATATTGTGGCGCAGACCACTGAAGATGTATTTGATGCGGCCATCTCGGGAGCGGATGAATTTTTCACCCATCTCGTAATAATCCATCAACCATTTCTGGGAGGCGATGGCCTGCTTAACTTCCTCCATCGAACTTTCGTCGAGGGAGTTGAGGTGTTCGCGGGCGCATAGCATAGAGCCTTTGATCCCTGCACGGCCCAGCCGGTAGCCGTCAACTGCAGTCATAAGGGCGAATGAGCGTGTTTTGCCTGATCCGCGGCCCCCGTAGGAACCCCGGTAACGCGACTGTCCCTGAAAAACGGGGATCAGCTTCGGAGGTAGCTCAATCGTCGCTTTGGAGGACATTGGGCGCTACAAGTTCGATGATCTCGGGAAGGTCTTTGGCCTCAATGCCGCCGGCCATTACGCGATCCTGCATGTCGTTGAGGAGTTGGCGTAGTTCACTGACGGTAAAGCGTTCCGGTGACTCTTCGAGGCGTTCCCGAAGTTCGAGGGCCGCATCGCGGGAAATTCCCGCCATGTGCTCGAGGACCGAAACGAATTCCTGCCGGGCCTCTTTCCGATAGAGGGCGAGTAGCTCTAGGAAGGCCGGTGAGTTCATCAGGATGGAAACGCGGCTTACATCGTAGCCGACTTGCAGGGCCGCCTCACCGGGCTTCATGCCAGAGGCGAGGAGGCGGGCAAGCTGATGATGTCGATCAGTGATCCGCTTCAACTCAGGCGGTTTGGAACCGGCGTCCGCGATAGCCATAAGCGCCATGTCGGCTTCCGTGAGTGGCCGGACAATATCATAGTCCACAGGAACCGCTCGGCGGCCCCGTGACGCAAGTTGATCTATGTTAAGGTCCAGTTTCATATGGTCGTATCCGCGTTTCTCCGCCCAATGCGGCGGCCCTTGCAGACACTATACTCTAGGCCCCAGCGGCGGTCAATGGCCCCCTGCAAGCGGTATGTATCATATATGGCCCTCAGTTTCTGGAAGAAAAAAGATTGGAAATGGCGGAAGTATGGCTTAAAATTTCACCCCACACAAATTAGCGACTAATAACGCCACGGCGGATTGTGAGGATTTTTTGCAACAGAAAACGGGCGGCTCGCCGCCGCCCGCCTTTTGTGCTTGACTCGGGTTAAATTGCGATGTCCAAGTCTGCGACGGCCGCCCGCTTGGCAAGTTCGCGTTCGCGCATTTCGGCCGCGACGGACTCGACGTGCTCCGCATTCTTCGCGGCAATGGCAAGCAAGAAATCTTTGCGTGCCTTCTGGTCGTCGGAAGGGATGGCGGTGTAGGCAGCCTTGAGCTTTTTCGCCGCATTGCCTTCCCCGCGCAGCCAACCGCGCACAACGCGGATACGGTATGCGTCAAGCGGGTCTGCGTCGGACGCGGCTCGCACGGTGATTTCGCCGGACACCGCCTGTGCGAGGCGGGCGTCGAAGAGTTCGTCAGCGTCGATGTCGTCGCCATTGTCGCGGGCGAGCTTGGCCTGCGAATTGATATGGTCCTGGAACCAGCGCCGCGTCCCGTAGGTCAGGATCGCGTCAATGGTATCCGCGTGGAAGTCGGTCAGTGCGATTTCCTTGACCACGCCCTGCGCGCGCATCGTGACGGTAAAGCCTTTAAGATTGATCGAGTTGGTCATTGGTCTTTCCTTTGCTATGCGGCGTGATTGCCGCGCAATGGATACTCGGTCGGAATATCCATGCCGCGACAATCACAGCCAGTCCGCGTCGATAAGGGCGGTCTGATATTCGGCAATGGCGAGTTGGTCCATTGCCGCGTCAAAATCACAATCCACAATGTGGGCCATTGCATCATGCGAATCTGTTCCCGTTTCAACGTCGAAGGCGTCGCCTTCATATTCCGTGCCGAACATCGACTCGGCATCATACGGACGTGTAGGGCGGTAACCTTGCGCGGTGGCGATAAGATCTTCAAGCGTTTGCATCGTGGTCTTTCCTTGCGTTGTCGGCTTCGTGTCCGTCAAATATGGTGGTTGTCAAGACCCGGCTCAAGCCCCAAGAGGCGTATTGTGATAATTGTTTCAATAATAAATTTAGGCTAGTTGTGTCGATTTAGGGTTTACATATGGCAGAAATACATGCTAGACTGTAAGCAAGACGCCCGGTTAAAATCCCGCGGAGAGGTGACGCCAAGGGATCGGCTGCGCGGATGTAAAGCTGATTAACATTCCCGCGCACAACCGTAGGTATTATGCGAATGTTTGCACGTGTAAAACTGCAACATAAACTTTTGATATATATGCTCGGCATGCATATCTGTCTTGCAGCTTTTGCATGTAAACTTTCGATATATATGCTCCGGGCGCATAGGTGGCATGCAGCTTTTGCATCCCGCAGTAATGTGAAAACCCTTAACATTCGAGTAAAACCGCCGTCAGCGGAGTCAGCCGGGCCGTCAGCGGAGTCAGCCCGTGGGGATGGACTGAATGTGGGAGGGTGGTGTTCTACGGGAGCCGGGGTATCTACGTTTTGCATTTTCGGACATGGTATGTGGCGGGGTTTGTATGGCGGTATACATTTTGGGTCGCGCCATACCGCAAGCTGGGCGAGAGGCCCTTTTCCTTAGCCTGCGGGGAATGCCCTTTTTATCAGGCTGGCCCGAACCTTCCTTCTTATAGTTTACTAAATTTTTTTTTTTTTCAGTATTTCAGAAGGAAAAATGCCATATCGAGGCTTTAATATGGCAGCATCACGGAATACACACGCCCGGAAATCCCGTTTCGTAGATCCCCCGGTTACCCCAGCAGGCCACCCTCCCACACCCAGCAGGTCCGGGGGCCGCCGACGCGATCTCACTGCACGCGGCCCTTGACCGCCGGGCCAATATATGATAAGTTAAAAGGACAAATCTGGAGTTTACCAAATGCCAATATTCCCTGATGTTACTGTTCCCGGATGGCTTCTCGGCCAAAAGGATGTGGAAGAAATGCTTGAGATACTCACCGTGTATACAAATGAATGTGGTGAGAATGAAAAGACCGCGAAATATAAGCAACAACTCTTGGCGTTGCTTTCGGTTCATCTGCGGGCCGAATTTACCATGGACGATGATCTGATGATTAACGTCGATATTAAACCCACCCACTAGGGGCCGCCGCGCCCCCCACTAGGAAAGACCAAAAGATGTCCTTATACCTTCTTAAAACAATCAACCGCTCAGACGGGTTTGCCCGAGTTTATCGGGATACAGGCTGGGACGAATATCGGGTCCGCTTTTACTACGCCGGCGTCCACCGCCCCGAAGCAGACTACTTCACCACTTGCCGTGACGACGCACTGTCCACAGCCGCATTTGTCCCCGAGGAGGCCATCTAATGCCCAATCACCAGACACCCCATTCATCGCCAATATACGCTGCATTGCAAGCGTATCAACCGAAGCCTGTAAGCCTACCGGAAGAACCCCGCTGGGCGCTGGGCACCCAGACATTGGACAAGGAGTTCGCAGGATGAAAGTAATACTTTCCGCCCAGCAGGCGAAATTCAAACTCGAATTCTTCCTTCTCATGCAAGCCGTGGGCCGCGATGACGAGGCCAACGATGCCTTGCGTAGCCTCATGGAGTGGCTCGACCGCCAAATCCTTATGGAGGATAAAGATGAATAAGACTTTCGTTCGACTTCTCACGCAAGCAGAAATCGACCGGCAGGAACGCCGCCGGAAGCGTCTTGAGATACTCAAGGACTTCATCGCTTGTATCTGCTTGTTCGGCGGCCTTTACGCAGCCCTCTTTCTTGCGGCCGCTTTCAGTTAAATCAATCGGGC